CGCCTTCACAAGAGATGCTAGGGCAGATGAGTCTGGCCTTCCTGTTTTTTATACCGTATTAGCCTCTGAGTTTCAGTTTGCTCCGCAGCCTGACACAGCGTATGTTTTGGAGATTCTCTACTATGCACAACCTCCCGTATTATCAGGAAGCAATAGCTCAAATGTGTTTCTTGCTAACTATCCTGACGCTCTCCTTTATGGGTCGTTAATAGAGGCAGAGCCGTACCTAATCAACGATGCAAGGTCGCAAACATGGGCAACCCTGTACGACAGAGCAATTAAAAACATAGAAGATTCCGACCAAAACTCAGAATACTCTGGTATCCCATTACAAATGCGTATTACTTCACGATAGGGAATTAACATGGCCGCAATGTCAAACTACTTAGAAAATGCGCTTATTAACGCTACTCTACGCAATACCACTTATACATCCCCAGCTACGGTTTATGTAGCCTTATATACTAGCGATCCTACAGATGCCAATACAGGCACAGAGTGTACTGGCGCATCCTACGCTCGTAAGTCTATGGCTTTTGGCGCACCTTCTAACGGCGTATCTACCAACTCTAGCGCAGTAGAGTTTGACCAGGCTACAGGTAACTGGGGAACGCTCACCCATTTTGGAATCTTAGATGCCCTTACTAGTGGCAATCTTTTATATCATGGCGCACTAACATCAAGCAAAGTGATAGAAAATGGCGATGTATTTAAGTTTGCCTCTGCTGCTGTTTCCGTAACATTAGCGTAAGGCTAAACCATGTCCACTATTGTTACCAGATCAGGTAAAGGCTCGCCATTAACTCATAACGAAGTAGATGCTAACTTTACCAATCTCAATACAGACAAAGTAGAAAAGACTGCTGCCGATATTAGTGGCGGCACAATTACTGGTACTCGCATTAACCCTAGAGTTACTAGTGTTGCTTCTGGTAGCACGATTACCCCTACAGGCAATACGGCAGACCAATACAATGTAACAGCACTAGCAGTACCAGCTACTATAGCAATCCCTAGTGGAACGCCTGTAGATGGACAAAAGCTAGTTATTCGCATAGAAGATGATGGCACAGCAAGGGCATTAACTTGGACTACTTCTGCTGGTGGTTATCGGGTTATTGGTAGTACTTTGCCAACTACGACTGTAGCTACAAAAAATCTTTATGTTGGCTGTATTTACAACTCTAATGATTCTTTTTGGGATGTAGTAGCAGTAGCACAACAGGTCTAATATGAAAATCGACTTCACTATTACTCAGAACGGCTACACCTATAGCGATGCTATTTTTGTAGAAGATGAGACACCCGAACAGATTGAAGCCATGAAACAGGCTAGATTTGATAACTGGTACAAAATCATCACTACCCCAATAGACCCTAATTATGTTGACGAAACCCCAACAGAAGAAACTGAGTAATGGCAAATAGATATTGGGTTGGTGGAACTGGTACTTGGGATAACCTTGCTTTACTGAAATGGGCTACCACATCAGGTGGTCTTGGTGGTTCTGCCGTACCTACCTCTTCTGATGATGTTTTCTTTGATGCTAACTCAGGTGCAAACACAGTAACGATTGATGCTGGTACAGCTATCTGCGATAGTTTGACAATGACAGGCTTTACAGGAACTTTAGCGTTTGGTAGCAATAGTATTACTTGTGCTGGTAGTGGTTCAAATACATTCTTAGGGGCAACCACTTACTCTGTCACAGGCACACCATTAATTAACATTACTGGTACAGGGACATTAACAATAACTCCAGGAACTGTTACGGAAGCAAATTCAATTAGTTTTACTATTAACAATGCCGCTTCTAATGCAATAGGTATTAGTGGTGCTGTAAGAAATTTGACTTTTGCTGGAAGTTACACAGGAAATTTAACAAACGGGACAAGAACAATATACGGGAATCTTACCCTTAAATCGGGTATGACATTATCGGCTGGCGGTAGTGCAACTACTTTTGCCGCAACTAGTGGAACACAACAAATTACTTCTGCCGCACTAACATTAGACTTTCCAATAACAATCAATGGTGTTGGTACAACAGTTCAATTAGTAGATGCTTTAATTATGGGCGGTACAAGACGATTAACTTTAACTAACGGAACACTTGATACCAATTCTAAAAATTTAACTTGCGGTGATTTTGCCTATTCTAATTCTAATATAAAAACATTAAATTTAGGAACTTCTGTAATCACTATTCAAAGTGGTAGCGGCACAACAGGTTGGCTAGGTTCTAACGCAAATACAACCTATGCAAGCGTTACAAATTCAACTATTATTTTCACTACTACAGGCACTAGTTGTTTTTCTGGCGGTCAAGGTACTGCGGCAGGTAATCAGTTTGGCACAATCACAATGTCAGGATTAGGCGGTACACTTCATTTAGGACCAAGTACAGGTTCTGTAACAGTAGCTAGATGTACTACTTTAAACAATACAGTTTCACCTTGCACCATTACCAATTCCTGCACTACAGGATTTACAGTTACCAACTTTAATGTATCAGGAACGGCTGGCAACTTAGTTACTTTTAACAGTAATACATCAGGAACAGCAAGAACAATCAACCAAGCAAGCGGTACAGTAAATGCCTATTACCTAAATATTCAAGATTCAAATGCTAGTGGTGGGGCAGTTTGGTATGCAAACTCTTCTATAAACGGCACTAACAATACAGGTTGGAATGTGTTTAATAACTCATTCTTAATGGTGTTTAATTAACATGGCTTACGCAGATCAATATGTCCTATATGGTTATTGGGAATACGATTACTGTATAGGAGATGTATTAGCTACTGAGGCTAGTGGCTCTATTGTAGGCACAGGCACAGTTGCCGGATTTGCTACAAAAATAACATTTAGCACAGCTACAATTAGCGCAAGTGCAACAACGAGTGGCGCAGGAATACGACAGCGTTTAGCAGTAAGTTCTATTTCTGCTGATGCTTCTGTAACTGGCGGTGGAATTAGGCAGCGTTTAGCTACATCATCTGTAAACGGAACAGCAACAAGTAGTGGAACTGGTAACTATACAGCAGGCGCTCGTATATCAATTACAGCATTAGCCTCTGTTTCTGCTATTGGTAATGCCAGATTTCAAGGCAATGGCGCACTAAACGGTTTAGCGACTGTAGTCGGCAGAGGCTATATTATTGGCGAAGAATGGTCATTAGATACGCCAACTTCTGATACATGGACTTTAGATTCAATAACAAGTAGTAATTGGTCTGATGTATCAGCCGCAAGCAATACTTGGACAGATGTTAGCATTAACAGCAATACTTGGACAGATAACACAACTGGAACAACACAATGGCAATAAGTCGATTAACTTTCGGTGAGTGGACTCCCGACCAGCCAGGACTGACTAACGGCCTGCAAAGGGCAGAGAATGTATATGCAAAGCTAGTTGGCTATGGTGCGATACCTACAGCAGTAGATTACTCTGCGGCAGCCTCAGAAAACCTAAACAATGTAGTTGCAGCCAAAACAACAGCCGGTGCTACTTTAGTGTTTGCTAGTGGCAGTACTAAATTATTCAAGCTAGATAGCGCTGATTTATCGTTAGATAATGTGTCTAAAACTGGCGGCTATTCTACTTCCGCAGAAGAACGCTGGAGATTTACACAGTTTGGTAATGTTGTCATTGCAGCAAACGGACAGGCTAAATTACAAGGGTTTAATGTAAATAGTTCATCATTATTCGCAGACTTGGCGGCAGATGCCCCAACATCTAAATATGTAACCGTAGTGCGTGATTTTGTAGTATCTGGCAATGTGCAAAGCAGCAATCCTAATCGAGTCCAATGGTCTGCTTTAGGTGATGAATCTAGCTGGACTTCTAGCGCAACAACGCAAGCTGACTTTCAAGATATTCCAGATGGCGGCACAGTCGTAGGCGTTACAGGTGGTGAGTTTGGCCTAGTCTTTATGGACAGAGCCATCCATCGTATGTCGTATGTTGGTAGCCCATTGGTGTTTCAGTTTGACAATATTAGCCGTAACTTAGGATGCTATGAGCAAAACTCCCTTATTCAGTATGGTGGAACGAGCTTTTTCTTAGGCGATGACGGATTTTACGCCTGTGACGGTCAGAATGTAGTACCTATTGGCGATGAGAAAGTAAACCGCTTCTTTTTTGATAATGTAGATGAAGGTACTTTATACCTTATGTCGGCAGCAGTAGATCCAGCCAAGAAACTCATTATTTGGGCTTATGCCTCTAATAACTCGGCAACTGTAGATAGCTTACTAATCTACAACTTTAAAACCCAAAGATGGACTAGCGGAACAACAACTGCTGATCGTATTGCAAGCACATCTACCCCAGCAGTAACTTTAGAAGGTTTAGATGTTTACGGCAATTTAGACACTATTATGACCTCTTTTGACAGTCGTTTATGGCTTGGCGGCAAACTGCAATTAGCTGGTGTCAATGGTGCAAAAATTGTTACATTTACTGGGGCTAATTCAACGGCATACCTAGAAACAGGAGATGTTGAAGTGCCAGGCGCAACATCAGCGATAACAATGGTTAAGCCAATAGTAGACAATGGCTCTGCAAGCGTAGCGGTTGAATCCCGTAGACTGCTAAGTGAGGCTATATCCTTTGGCTCTCAGACGGCTGCTGATGCTGAAAACAGAGTAAGTATCCGTAGCGTAGGTCGCTATCATCGTCTACAATTAACACCTACAGGCAGTTGGACTTCAGT